AAATATATCTTGCCATTAACTGTTTGCCTCCGTAATAACTTATCGGAGTTTTTAAAATTGTTTTTTGTGTTGTCATTGTTTTGTAAATTTAAATTGACATTTATTAAAAAGAACATAAAAAAATGAAGCCGTAATAAATACAACTTCATCTTTTTGAAAAAAATTTAATTAAATATTGTATCTACAAAAAAAGAATGATAGATAGTAAGAGGAATTGGTACATTAATGCTTAAAAATGAAGTGGAAATATCTAATTTAACAATAGAAAAAATTCCGGAATCACTATCTAACATTAAAATCCCTAATGTTGTTAATGAACTACCTGAACAAATTGCTGGCAAATTTGCAAATACATAAGGTAAAGTTGAACCGCCAACATAAAAATCACCTTTCAAATGAAAATATCCATTAGTCAATTTTCTTATTTTTAAATTTGAAGCCCAGCTATCTATTCCAACTATATTAATCCAATCTCCATGTTGTTGTAAATTTTGTCCAGATAAAACAACATCACTATCCCCTGCAAGTGTTTGTTCTTTTGTTGCAAAATTTTTATTTAAACCTGTTTTCGCTTCTTCAACGTATAATCCTTCTTCTTCTTGGTCTCCATCAAATTTTACAACGCCAGCTTGTACAAATCCAAAACCTGATGCTCTAATTGGTATTACATCACCTGAATTAAAACCAAAATTCTTATTAAAAGCTGATTTTATTTCTTCAGTGATTAATTTTTTATTCTCATCAGTTCTAACAACTTGAGGTGCGTTAAATGTAGATGATAAAATGTAACTAGATAAAATATCAAAATATTTTTATGCCTCCAAAGCGTTCAAAGTTGTTTGATTTTCATTTGATAAATCAGCTTCAGAAATTATTGCATATCTCAAAGAATGTACTTTATGCTCAACGCCAACATCGCCAAAAGCACGTAAAGAGGTTTCATCTTCTACTATTTCAAAAAAATAATTTTTCCCTTGTACATAATCATTAAATGAATTTGCTTCTACTTCAAAAAATTCATTATCATAAAAAATTACTCCCGCACTGATAGTCAAATTACTTCCGGCTATTGCAGAATTACAACCGTTTACAATAAATCCGTTTGTTTCTTTTTCAAAAATTGCCAGACATAGTGCATTTAAAGCATTTCTGTAAATGTCATCTAAAAATCTTATGTCGTCTAAATAAAACGGCATTTTGCCGTCCGGTGTCAATAATCTATTCATAACTTATAATTTTATATCTTTTGTCTACTAATTTATAATAGTTAATTATTTTATTCATTTTAAAAAAATCTTCATTACTTAATGATAAATAATCTGATAAATGAATATTAACAACAAAATCAAATTCATTGTTAATTTCAGAAATATTATAAAAAATAATAGTTTCTTCATTCTCAGAAATATTACTGATGTAAACCGGTAAGTTACCTTCATGAATATTCGACAAATAAGTATCCTCTACAAAAAATCCGTCAGAAATATATAAATCAGGTATTTTAAAAATATCTTGTAATTTTTTTTCGAGATACATTGTTTGTCCGGTAAAATTTATATCATAAAGTTTATTTATTCTGAACAATATAAAATTTTCGTAAATAATTTTAAGATAATATGTAATTACTTCGAGCCATGCTATTTGCTTTTCAGTCCTTAAAACCGGAGGAATTAATAAATTAATTAAATATTTAAAGTTTATATTAAACATTATTCTGCTATAAATTCAAGGGTTAATGTATTTAAAATAAAATAACCTGCTTTGGCAGTTGCAAAATCGGCAATTTCACTGTATTCATCTTCCGTTTGGAAATGATTTTTAACCTGTCCGTTTAAATATACCGGATTTATAATTCCGGTAACATTCTGGAGTAAATCAGTCAATTCAGTAATTACAAATTTGCCGTTGAAAACAATGTTATTCAGATAATTTGATATTGTTGCATTAATTTCTGTTTCAATATTCGTTTTATCTAAAAGAGCATCATAATAAATACGATATGATAATTTCAAATCATCTGCTTCCTGTGATAATATTTGAGTAAATGTACCCGGAAATTTTATTTTATTGATGTATGCAGTTAATGCAGTTATTTCCGAACTCGTTAAAGGAGTTAATACATCTTCTACAGATTTTACACATTTAAAAACTAAAATACGATTTTCAACTTCAAGTGCTACTTGAGCTATAATTTGTTTTGAAATATCAATTAAATTGTATTTAAATATTCCATCAACAAAAATTAATTCATCGTTTAATTGAAATTCTTTTATTTTAGTAAGCCACCATTGTAGAGTTCCGGCTTGATTTTTTGCAAAAACTGATTCAATATAAATTTTGAAAGTTTCAAAAAGTTCTTCAATTGATTTTGAAAAAAATGCGAAAATAAAAGCCCACTTACGCCAAATACTTACATTTGATGTACTATTTAATGAATCTAAGTCCAAATAATTTGATTTCTCCGCTAATATTTGATTGTAAATCTCCTGTGTTGTCATTATAAAGGAATTATTGAAATATCTTCAATTGTCAAACATAATGTATCAATTATATACTTTTTAAATATTTCATTGAACTCAATCCAACCGTAATTTTCTGTTTTGATAATATCTACAATTATTTCAGATATTAGTCCTTCAATTGTTAAATATGGTGCATTTATACCACTTTTCAAAAATTTAGTCTTAGTATATGCTGTATACTGTAACCAGGCTTTAACGTGTGTTGCTGGTTGAGTATCGCTATTTTCTCCAAATCTTGTTGTAAATGCAATTCTCATATAAACTTCTTCAGTAATTAATACACCAGAAGCTGTTTTTATTTTATTTTCTTTAATTACTAACATCTTATTTATATTTATTATTATTATTTACCAACTTACATAAGTTAAATTATCGTTATCACATTGTACTTCAATCGTCTCATTTAATACAGTCATGTCATAATCAAATTTTGTTAATTGATAATATGTTAATACCACAACTGGATTTTCTACAACTCCTGCTGCATTAGTTACATCAAAGTAACTTGAATTATCTGTTCCGGTAACTTGAAAAACACCTCTGTTACCAGCATTTGTAGCTCCTGTTATCTTAACCCAATCACCAACATTCATTGCAGCTAAAGAACCTGATAAAATAGTGTATCTAAATGTCGTTCCTGATGGATTTGTTATTGTAGATATAGTATTAGATATACTGTTAAAAGCTATTATAGTAATTAAATTATCTACATTTATTGCTTTAAAATTAAATATCTGTCCATGATTAGAACTTGATACTTCTAATAATTGAATCAATATAGTATTAGATTCTGCATTTAACAATAATCTTTTATTTGCTTTTGTTACTGTATAATTTGCTGTTTTTGTTGATAATGCTTCTCTTAAACCTTGTATTTTTGTGGTATTGATAATTTCTAATTGTTCAGTTAAAGTAGCTGCTGCTAAACTATGACCAATTGCCATTTTATCTCCAAAAAGGGTTATTACATTATATATAAATTCAGTAAATACACCACCGGATGAGAAAATATGTACTCTTTTATCACCATTATAACTTTGTCCGCTAGGCATTCTCATTCCCGAATAAGCTTCTGCATTATTATTAGCTGAATTATGAATATAATGACAAAGTCCTAATATTGCTTCTTCATTGGAAATTGAATCATCAGCAACAGCTATTATTTTATTATTAGCATATAACCCTTTTGATTGACTACTTATAATTACTTCTTCATCAATAGATGTTATCGAACCAACAAATAACGCTTTGGCAATGCTAATACCAAACAATGCACCTGCTGAATTTTTAAAAATATGACCTGCAGAAGCATTTGCTAAATGTGTAAACATTAATTGTTTTCCAGCGACAGTACCTAATTGTGCATATAAACTTAATGTAATAGGATATAATAAATCTTGAAAATATAAGTTTAATCTACCATTTGCTAAAAGTTCTCCAATTTTTGTATTTGATGCATTTCGCCATTCTGAGATAATTCCACTCCCTGTTTTATTAGCTTTAGCAACAATTTTATTAGCGTCAAGACCAGTTTCATCAACTGTAATCCAAGTGTCACCATTAACATCTCTAATTTGTTTATCTGTATTTTGAGTATGTCTTTTACTTACAGCATCATCAATATCTACAACAGTTGAAGTTGGCTTTCCTGTAATACTACTCCATGCAAGTGTAATATTTGATATTAACGAAAATAGCGTATCAATTATATCTTTAAACAAATTTCTGACATGACTTTCCTTTATTTTGCGAATACCATTATCTGCTAAGTCTATTTCAGCTTGTTGTAATAACTCCTCTTGTGTTTTTATGCTCATTTTATTATGAATTAAATCCTAAGTTAAATCCTAAACTAAAACCGGCGTCAATTAGTTTTCCATTTTCAGCAGTTGCAATATTTCTTTTTGTTGCAGTAAAATAGTCTGCAATTTGTTTTGTAAAATTTGTAAACGAACTTGGTATTTTCACTAAATCATTAACAGCAGGTTCAGTTGCAAAATCAAGATTAAAGACAAAATCATTTTCTTTAATTAAGTCAAAAACAGCATCAACATTACCTGCAATTTCGCAGGCAATATCCAACAATGACTGATTATTTATTACTTTATAATTCATCTTTTTACATCAACTTGTAAACCTTCATTTGTAACTTTTAATGTATTCACTGTAAAACCGTCAGCTTGCAGATTTAACCTTGCTTTTTGCAAAAATTCTCGGTCAAGTTCTCCGTTAAACTGTTCCTGTAAACCAGCTCCAAGCTGTGGAGTTTGCTTCCACCAACCTTTTGAAGATAATAAAATCAATTGCACTTGCTGATATGTTGCATCATCAATTTTGTAATCTCCATTTTCAAAAATCAAATCATAATTTTCATCTAATATTATATCACCGTTTATCATCAATGTTTAATTTTTTCATTTTCAATTTCTGATACCAGTGTTGGTGTCAGTGTCTGAGCACTCCAAGTTGTAATTAATGCTTTGAGAGCCGCTCCTCCATCGGATGGAACAGGAACCCATGTCGTAATTATAGTTTTCAGATTATTAATATCATTTTCAAGATTATTAATTTTTGAAATTAAGTCACTGATATTTATTAATCCTCCATTATTGCCACCGTTAAATTCAATATTTTCAGCCGTACATAAAATCTTATCAATTTCCGAAAACATTGAAATATATGCCTGATTTTTTTCCAATTCTTCAACTACCACCGTTGAATTTACTTTTGGAATAAGGATAAAACTATCAATATTTTCAGAATTTAAACGAACTTTAAAAAACTTTGCAATTCCGTTTAAAGGTTCACATGTACAAGTTTTCTTATTCTCATCGTAAGCTGTTACTTTACATAAAATCCCAGTATTAATCACCGGTGGATTTAAATCTCTCATTGCTTTTTTTAATTTATCCATTAGCTCTGAATTCTGTCAAGTTCAACTTCTTGTTTGTAACCTTTATCTCCAAAATTTCTTTTTACTGATTTCACTAAATAAATACCGTTTCGTTCAGGATATATTTCAGATGTCAGATTTATTGCATCTCCATGATTTATCACAGGTTCACCAAATGTTGTAAATGTACCTCTATAACCGTCATATTTTAGTTTTTCAAGTTCCTGTTCAGCGAGTAATGTTAGTTCAGCTTCAGTTTTATTATAAAAATAAAACGTCCTTTGCTCACCTTCTTTATCACCAACTTCAACTTCAATAGTTGTATTATTATCATCAATTGACTTTGCTACAACTTTCAACTGAATATCATCAGCAATGCTGTATTCAAGATTATTGCCGTCTCTCAAAATATCCTTTTCAAAAGATATTTTATGCTCTACTGTATTTTCAGACCATACGTTAAGACCAACATACAATTTTTCGTTTCTGAAAAATGATTGCAATCCGTAATCCGAATCTAATGTGTCCAAAACTTCACAGGCAGTAACATTTGTTAACCTCAAATTACTGAAAGTAAAATCAACACATTGAAATTGAATTTCTGAAGGCAAAATATCAGTAAGCAATTGCTTTAATGTTACATCTTCATAAGATTTTGTAAACGAACTTTGTTTCAAAGCATACATTTCATCTTCACACTCAATTTCAACGGGAATGGTTGCTTTTACTTTTTTAATATAACCTGTAAAAACAGCAGTATTTACGTTATCATAACCTAATTCAACTGCAACAGGCTGACCTCTTTTTATTAAATCAGTAATTTTAGAACTTTCAAATTTCACTTTACGTGGAAATGTTATCTTACAAGTATCTGTCAATGTTTCATAACTACTTTCAGTTTGAACACTCACAACTCCTGTATAGATGTAATTATTAATATTTATCTCACACGTGATTGCCTTCATAAATAATTACTTTATTACAAATTACTTATTACTTTTTTTAGTAGCGGGTAGTGGAATCGAACCACTGACTATAAGATTATGAAACTTACCTTCTACCTCTGAAGTAACCCGCAATATTTTTATTTAGTCTATTGTCATCAATCCTTAGTTATTTGTCAAAAGACTAACGACTAACTACTAAAGTTCAGTACTTAAAATCAATTCTATCGGCTTGTCAGAAATACATTTTAATTCAAATGCCTGCATATTCAGATATTCATCTTGTTTTAAGCTATAACTTTCAATCACAATATCATCAATTTCAAAAATTTCATTTAATAATTTACTCTGAACTCTGATATTTGTTTTCTTTTTGCAAATTCGGATTAACTGTTTAACTGCATCTTGAGGATATGTTTTATTTTCAGAAACAATCAACCCCTTAATATTTATATCATAATCACCATCAGAAATAAATTCTTTAACTGTATAATCAGCTCCGGTTATTGCACTTTTTACAATATTCTTAGTTCCTGTACAATCAATCAAAACACTATCAATTCTCAATTTTTCACCTTCAATATCTAAAATCAAATTATCAAAAATCGGAGTTCCAAAATCACAAAATTCAACCGGAATATCTTCATTAATATTTTCAATCGTGTAATCGTCTGACTTTTTACTTTCAAGTCCTGTTTTTGGTAAAGCTGCTTTATACAAAACAACTTTCAATCCTTGCAAACCAAAAGATTTTAATAAAAATTGATATTTATTTTCATTTGCCATTATGCTGCGTTATAACTGTCGTTTACTGCTGCCAAAACTACTTTAATAATTTCTTCTTTTATTTTTGAAGCTCCTTCTGTCAGATTAGTTGTGTTAATTTCAATTTTTTCAATAAGTTTCGTAATATTTAAATATCTATTACCTCCCGTTCCTGTATCTCCAACTATATCTTTGCTATCACCTGAAGTTGGAGTTGCAATATCATCAGTAGTTGGAGTTGTAATTTCATCAGGGCTTAAAGTAAATCCTCCTTCTGTTGTTTTTGTTACTCCAACAGTGCGAAAATTTTTAACTGTCTTTTTTTCAGTTGTAAAACCTCCTTCTGTAACTTCAGTAGTTTCATCATTCATCATACTTATAGTTTCAACAGCTTTTAATGCAGATTGAGTTGTATTGTCTAATGCACGTTGAATTAATTTTATACCTGCTATAATTGGAGCAAATATTATTAGTAATGGTGAAAACATTGCTGCAAGTCCAATTTTCACAACTCCAGCCATATCACCTAAACTTTTAAATTTATCACGCAACCAACTTATTCCATCAGAAACCCATGTAATTACTTTTACAATTGCCATCATCGGAGTTAAAGCAAGTTTTGTTGTGAATGATAAAATTTTAAATAAATTAGCCAAACCGCTACCATCATCCCCAAACAATTTTTTTAAACTTCCGAACATTTCCACTATCGGAGTTTTAATTGTATTGAAAAGGTCTTTAAATACAAAGAAATTATTATTTATAGTAGTTAAAGTTTTTACTAAAATATCTCCTCCAGAAATTCCAAAGTCAAGTTTTAAATCTTTAACCTGTTCTAAAATTAAAATTACTATCGGTTTTACGGTTTCGAGAGTTTTTCCTATTGAAACAATCTTAGTTTGCAAACCTTCCGAAAATACATTTCCTATCGAAACTCCAAATTGCTGAAAAGTATCTTTTAAGTTCGATATTCTACCTGCCAAAGTATTACTTATTGCAGCCATCGAACCTGATATCCCTTCAATATCTCCTAAACTCAAAATATACTTTTGAATTTCTTCAGATGTTGCAGCAACAGTTGTCTCAACTTCTTTAAATGTGAATTTAACTGTGTCTCCATCTTTTTTAGCTTTAATACCAAATTCTTTTAAACGTTCAAATTCATTTGTTTGAGCATCTAAAATTGCTTCAGCTAATTGACCGAAATCTTTACCTGTTGAACTTGCCAAATCACCCAGACTTGTCATTTGTTCTTCAGTAGGAATAAAACCCTGATTTACGAGTTTTACATAAGCATCTGTCAAAGTATTAATCTGAAAAGGAGTTTTTGCAGCAAATTTTGTTATCATTTCCATTGCAGTTCCGGCTTTTTTACTGCTTTGGAAAGTATTTGTAAGAACAGCATTATATGTTTCCATTTCTGCTGTTGTTTCAAATATGTTTTTTGCAATTAGTCCAATTCCAATACCTAACCCTGATATTACACCAATTGCAGCAGTTATACCTGAAGTAAATGTAGAAATATGACTTTTCATATTTCCAAATGAAGTTTTTGATTTCGCTTCAACTCTACCGGCAGCAACATTTAATTGATGTAATTCAGCTTCTGTTTTTTTTATTTCAGTACGATATTTTTTAATATCCGTAACAGTAAATGCTTTATCCTGTGCTAATCGTAATTCATCAAGTTTTGTTTCAAGTCCTTTAATAGTGTTAGGCAATAGTTTTGCAGTATTGTCAGTTTTTTTAAATAAAGCATTTACAGAGCTCAGTTTTGCTGAAATCTGCGTAAATGTCTTAGTAACATTTTCTAATATGCTTATTTTATAACTAACTGTCTGCATTTTATTATTTTTGTACAGACATTGCATGCAATGTCTCTAACTATTTAATTGCTTTATGTAAACTTGCTTCCTGTTTTAACAATAATGTATTCAAATAAATTGCCTGATTATATCGTAAACCAAATTCATTGTAATCAAGCGAAAAACTATCAATATTCAAATAATGACGAATTAGAGCATCAGCTTTTTCAAAAGTAAATTCATCGTCATTCTTAAACTCATGCTCTTTTATAGCTTTTTTACTGATGAAAGATAATGTGTAAAAAGATTTGTCATTTGTGCAATAACAGCCATTTTCAATTCATCATCATTTTCAATTTCAGTATCAACATGAATTTTAGTATTTGAATAAAGAATTTCCCATGACTTTGCAGGGTCACTTTCTTCAAATTTTCGTACTAATCCAAGTACCTGAATTGAAGGTTTTTTAGCGTAAGCATAAAACTCATCGAACTCAATTTTTTTAGTATCTTTTTGTTCTGCTTTTGGTTTAAGAACTATAATTTCATGTATTTCTGCTACATTATGTTCTTTTTTCCAAGCATCTATTTGCTTTTGTTCTGCTTTTGACATAATTTTTTATTTTTAGATTTTAGTACTTAGTCTTTAGTTATCAGTCTTTTGTCAAATGACTAAGGACTAAAGACTATTTACTATTACGATTTTGCATTAAACTTTATATCTCCGATAATCAAAGGCAGTTCCACACTTACCATTGTATCACCTTCTTTTACATCAATACCATCTTCAGTAAATTCGCAATAAAGAAGTTTGTCAACAGTAACATTTGTGTTATCAGACGGTAAAAAAGAAGCTGTAATTGTGAAAGGAGCAATACTTAAAATATCTCCACCGGCTGCTTTTCGTAATTTCAAAAGTTCTTCACTCATTAAAGTTATTGAACCTTCAAAATCAAAAGAACCATAACCTCTCGAAACAATTGCACCTCTGGCACCTTTGTTGTTTGTTTTTGATTGTGTTTTTTTGTATTTAATTCCTGTTATACCGTCAATTAAAACACCGTTCAGTCTTATGTCAATATTAGCCCATGCATGAGCTATTCCGTTTATTAGTGGTACTGTTGCCATTTTATGATAAACTTAAAGTGAAACCTATTGTTACTTCAAAATTTCGTGATACACCACGTTTTACAAGTCGAACAGTACACAATATTTTGTCTGTCGAAGCGGCATCCTGGTCTTTGGGAATTGTAAAATCAAAACCCGAAAGTTCACTGTCTTTCAACATCTGAGTTAATCCTTTTGAGCCAAGTTCTTCCAAATATGCAATATCATCTATTGCTAATTTTCCTGTTGAAGGGTCAAAATCTCTTGAACCGTTTAGTTCTGTCAAAAGATAAGCTCTTATTTGTCTTACTGCTTCGTAAATTGTACGTGTATTTTCAATGTATGCATAATCAGAAGTAATTACATTTGCAGTATGACTGTCGTTGTAATAAATACCTGCTATACCAACAATTTCTCTCATGTAAATATACCCGCGAGTATTCAACTGGTCTAAAGTTGCCGTTGCAATTTCTTTATATTCTTCATCCGTTGGAAATAATGCTTGAGAAAATCTGCTTATTGTGTCAAGCCGAAATTCTCGTACATAACCAATATTTTGATGAACTGCTGCCAAAGAAATTAACCCTAAAGCATTCCCAATTGTACAAATAAAATCTTCATCAGATGACAAAACAACTGAAATATGATTAAATGTTTTTGCTCTTAAATCAGGTAAAGTTGATAATGTTGCAGCAGAAAAATCTGCACCGTAAATTGCAATAGCTGGTTTACTTTCATCAAAAAGCGTATTGAGAATGACATTAATTTTAGTCAATTCATCAATATCAAAAGCCGAATCAACCAAAACTCCGAATTGTCGTATTTTACCACCGCTCAAATTCTGCAAAGTTGTAATACCTGCATAAGTGAAAGCATCATCTTCAGCAGTTTCAAAAATCACATATAATTCAGCAAGCGGGTTTATTGTAAAGAAATCTTCAATCTGTACATATTCGACAGGGTAAAGAGCTTCTGTTATTCCTTGAGTTACAGCATCAGCAAGATTAATAATTTTCTTACCACCCACAAAAGGAATAGTTGGTGCCGGAGCTTCTGCATAAGTTTTTCCAAAAACTAACCCCGAAATATGAGTTTCTTTTGGAAGCACTCGACCTAAGCCACCTTCACCCAGTACAAATTTTATATTATTTTGTCCCATTTAATTTTTATTTAAAAGTTTTTCAATATTTCCGTTTAAAGCATTAAACGAAGCTTCACAGTCGGTTAAAGCAATTTCGGTAGCAAATTCAAGTTGATTTATAAACGACCAGATTTTTTGTTTTATTGAAAACATATTCGTAAAAGCAATTTTCTGAATATTACGTTGAATATAATTTACATTATCAGCATGAAATGCTTTAAATCCTTTTTCACTTTCATAAACCAATTTGTAAGCATCTATGTAGGTAATTGGAAGTATTTCTTTATAACCTGTTCTGATATTTCTTTCATAAGTTGCAATAATTTCAACTACGCAGCAGGTCATTTTATCAAACAATTCACAGTCTGTAATTTCTTTATAGTCTAAAGTCTTAATCCAATCTTTTGTTATTGAAATTACTGCTTTAGTTTTTTCAGTAAGCAAAATTCTAAATAAATCTGTTTTTACATTACTTGTAAACTTAATATTACTTATAAGTTGATTGTAAAATGATTGCATGTAAAATAACTCATGATTCAAAAGACTGATATTTCTATTTTTCAAAGTTCTGAAACTTGCTGTAAATATTTTTATTACTGATTTTCTGAAACTTTCATTTTTCACAAAATTGTAACCCAGAAATGTAATACTGCCTACAATTATTATCAGAAATATTTGCTTTACAGGAGAAAAATTTCCGAATAATGTTAATATATATTCAATAAATTTTGTCATCTCTTATTTTTAAAACTTTGACAAAGTTTAATACTTTGTCAAAGTTAATATTTTACTAAGCTGCATCTTGTACTATTGCCAACACTCCAGCATTATTTGCTCTACGTTTACGTCCACCGGCTCTAACCAAGAATGAATAAATATCACCATACATAGTCGGATCGCCTAAGCTTTCGTACATAATAACATCTCCGGCAGCTTTTTCAACTTGAGTTTCTTGCCAAATCAATACACCCGCTCTGTCAGTCGTTGCTTCTGCTGCATCAGGTGCCTTTACAACATTACTATTGTTTAATCTTAATACTGAACTTCTTGTCATAATATCAAATCCGTATAATCTTCCTACTACACCTGTGGCAGGGTTAATAAACGAACTAAAATCTCTATACTGACTTACTGATAATAATTCCTGCAATTGTTCGTACATGTAAGCATCAAATAATGCTACTCTGCCTTCCATTGGTAAATTAGCTGCATTCATCATTGTTTCAGCTTTGCGTAATTCGGCGAGTGTGAATTTCTTTCTATTGCCTGTTGCTGTACTTAAATGTGCTGCAACTGCATCTCCGGTAGTTACAATCATATTAGCACTTCCTTCAGGTCTCCAGTTGTAAATCATCCATTCAGCCATTGTCTGTCTTATATTAGCCATATCATTTGCAAGTACTGAAGCCATTTTATCATAACTTAATTCAACTTTGTCGGCTCTTAATATTGCAACAGGGTCAGATGTAAATTCATCCAAAGCATAAGTAATGTCTGTATCACTTCTTCTTTTTATTGCAGCAGGTAAGTTTTGTCGGTTTCTAACAACTGCACTTGGTGTCCCTGCGTTAGGAATATGAACTACCGAGCCGTTTAATACAAAACCTGATACATCAACCGACTTTTCTAAAAATTGATTATTTTTATACAGATTTTCAATTATGAAATTTTGCCATATTTCTATATTGATACCTGCTTTTATTGTTCCCATTGAAGGAATTAACGAACTTCCAAAAGCTGCACTTCCCGCAATAAACGGATTTATTCCGACACTTTCTCCAATTGCACCCGCAAAAACCGAGAATACTATACTTAACATTAACGTTAAGAAAAATTTAACTTTTCCCATTTTTTATTTAATTTATTTTATTACAATTAATTACTTTTTTTACTAAAGACTAATTACTAATTATTAAAAACTATTGACTAATCAACTTGTTGTGTAGCAACATGCACAAATGTAGTTCCGTCATAAATAAAGGTTGCATACTTTGTTTTTGAATTTACACCTGCAATTGCAACACCTGTCATTCCTGTACCCTGAGTAACTGTTCTTCCTGTTGCATCGCTTTTTAATTTCATAACTAATTCTGCACCTGCTTTTACACCTGCTCCGATTGTTAGGTTAACAGTCATAGCTCCTGACATTTCAGCAACATTAACAATTGTCTTTTGTTTTGAAAGTGTTACGGCTAATGTTGCAGCATAATCTAAAGTTTGAATATCTGCATATTCTTCGACTATTGAACTTTGAGCAAATGAAGTCCCGTTATAAACAAAAATTGCATATTTTGTTCCGAATATACTTTGAACGTGTGCAGTTTCAAAACCTGCTCCTAATGTTACAGTTCTGGCACTTGTATCACTTACTAATTTTATAATTAATTCTGCTCCTTTTCTTAAATCAGCAGCAGCTACAGCACTTAATGCCAAATTGCCTGTCAATTCTCCAACTACAACTAATGTCTTTTGATTTTTAATTGACAATGCTATTGTAGCAACATAAACCGGACTTTGAACGTCCATTTCTCCGAAAGGATATGATATTACTGGTTCTGTCATTTTAAACGTATTTTAAATAATTTTTAAATTTTTACTTTTAACTCTTCACTTTTAACTTTTAACTTACTTTGGCTCTACTCCGTATTGAAGTTTATACTTTTCTTTGTAAACCTCCGGTTGTTTAACTTTCAACTCACTTAAAAAAACTGAATGTTTCTTATGAAGTTCATCGAATGATAATTTCAAACGGTCATCTTCATTTTTGTCTCCATTTGGAATTTTTGACAAACTTTGATAGTCCGGCAATTCGTTTACAAGTTTAATAACAAGTTCGCGGTCTGATTTTGCAAGTTTTTTATAACTTTCTTTTTGTGCAGCAGTTAGTTTTTTTTGCGGATTATCAAGTACAGCATTTAACTCTGCATCTTCTTTCTCCTGAAGTTTCAATTTTAATGCATTAAAATCACCTTCAAGTTTTACTTTTTCAGCATTAAGATTTTTGTTTTCATCTAATATTGCCGATAATTTTACATTAATTGTGTTTTCATCAGCATTTTCTGCTAAACCTAATGTTAGAGCAATTTTTTTCATATTAAAAATTTTAAATTTTTCGATATTATTTTCTTGATTATTTGACAAACGAACTGCATTTGCATTAGAAGGAATATTGGTTGCCGATATTTCTATAAGTTCACTTCTTGTAAGGGTTAGTCTTTCCTGTCCGGGTAAACGTAATTCTTCACTGTCCGAAAATTCTACTGGCTCTAAACTTACAGAAAACCCATTCATAAAACCTTTTTCATATTTCCTTGAAAGTTCTTTACCCATTTCATCTTCCAAATCCCATTCTGGCTCACCTACCAATTTTTCATTTTCAATTAAAACAGCCATTTTACCAACTGACATTATATTCCCGTTATGGTTATATAATATTATCGGATTTTTCAAATAACGGCTTAATCCAATTCCTGAAGTAAGTGTTCTGAATTTATATGAATTTACAGAATTATCAGATAAACAATATTTATTCTTTTTCTCTGCCATTAATCAATTAATTCTAGTGAATACAAATTTCAATAGTTTTTTTAGATAAATAAAACTTTTGTCTAACATTTAGACATATTAGTTAAACAGATGTACTATTGTTTAACAAAAACCGCTTATTGTTTTAACTTTGTTTGCAAAAACACACTTTATTTATGATAAGTTTTAAAGATTTATTGAATGGTTTTTTAGTAAAAAGAGCCATAAAAAAAGCAGAACGTATTTATAAACAAACTCGTTACCATTGCCTTGTTGTAAATTGGGGCAAATTTCCACGAATTTTCAGACGTACTGACTTAAAAAAATTAATAAAGGCAAAACAGTTTAAAAAATACATTACTATTCAGGATTTTGAAAAATCCGCTTTATATAAAACTTGGTAAATGGCTGATTTAAAAATTCAACATAAGAAAGATTGGGCAAAACTCTTATTCTTACGCGAAAACATTTCACAAAAAGAAATAGCTGCAAAAGTTCAGGTTACTGAAAAAACAATTGGTAACTGGATTAAAAAAGAGGATTGGGACAGGCTTAAGGCTTCTGTAATTATTACAAAAGAAGAAGAATTGAAACGTATTTATATGCAGATTAACGAAATCAACTCCTCAATAGAAAGTAGAGCTGAAGGCAAAAGATTTGCAGATAACCGCGAAGCTGATATTCTTTCAAAACTTTCCGCAATAGCCAAAAATCTCGAAACAAATGTTTCACTTTCAGAAACTATTGAAGTTTTCAAACGATTTTTGAACTGGTTACGTCCTGTTGACCTTGAAAAAGCAAAAGAATTTATTAACTATCAGGATAATTATATTAAATCTATTCTTAGATAATGAGTAAAGATAAAATTCTATATAAAGACTGGGAAGCATATCGGTTAAATCTTATTAAGGAAACTTCAACAGTATTTGAAGATGAAGCAACGCGTCTTAAAAGAATTGAAAATTTATCTAAAAAAGGCAATCACGAAGAGTTTTTTAAATATTATTTCCCAAATTATTACAAATCTGAACCTGCAAATTTTCATAAAAAAGCATCTACCAGATTTATAAATAATAGTCGAATTTACGAAGTTCGACCATGGGCTCGCGGACTTTCAAAATCAGCCAGAGCAATGTTTGAGGTTTTGTATTTATCATTAACCGGACAAATACGAAACGTAATTCTTATTTCAGCCACACAAGATGCAGCCGAAAATCTTTTGAAGCCGTGGAAAATAAATTTAGAATCTAATCAAAGAATTATTTCTGATTTTGGAGAGCAATCAAGTTACAACTGGACAGGTACAAGTTTTATAACCAAACAAGGAGTTTCATTTTTTGGTTTTGGAGCTGGTCAATCACCCCGTGGAAATCGTAATGAAGAGATTAGACCTGATGTTATTATTTTCGATGATATTGATACCGATGAAGAAGTAAGAAGCACCGACCGAATAAACAAAAAATGGGATTGGATTGAACAGGCAGTTTTACCAACTACCGACATATCAGGAAATATTCGAATTCTTTTCAATGGAAATATTATTGGTAAAGATACTTGTATTACCAGAGCAATGAAACATGCCGATTATTGCGAAATTATAAATATTCGTGATAAAAACAGCAAAAGTACATGGCTCGAAAAAAACAGCGAAGAGCAAATTGATTGGTTACTCAGTAAAATGAGTTATCGTTCTGCTCAAAAGGAATATTTCAATAATCCTATTTCCGAAGGTACAGTTTTTAAACAATTGCAATTCGGTAAAATTCCTGATTTAAAAAAGTTTCCTTATTTAATAGCTTATGGAGACCCGGCTTTGTCAAACAAAAAACGAAATATTGCAAATAAAGCCGTTTGGCTTGTCGGATATTTAGATAATAACTATTACATTATCAAAGGTTTTTTGGATAGCTGTATTAATCAAAAATTTATTGATTGGTTTTTTCTTATTGATGAATATGTAAATGATGCTACTATTGTTTACAATTATATCGAAAACAACTCACTTCAAGACCCTTTTTACCAACAAGTATTTTTACCGTTGTTTTTAACTGCATGTCAGGATAAAAGCAGAATTATAAACATACGTCCCGATGCTCGAACAAAGCCCGATAAATTTGCACGTATCGAAGGGAATTTGGAACCATTGAATACTCAAGGTAGATTAATTATTAACGAAAAGGAAAAGGAAAATCCGCATGTTAAACGATTGGTTGACCAATTTATGTTATTGAGTGAGCAAATGAACGCTCCAGCCGATGGACCTGACACAATCGAAGGTGCAGTATGGTTAATAAACAACAAACATAAAACAGCACGAAAAATTGTTACAAAAACAAATGTAGTTAAAAACAAGAGACGTTTTTAATTACTAATTACTAATTACTAATTACTAATTAAATGGCTTTCATATTAAAAACAGATTTATATAAAGCAATAAAAGCTGAAGAACTGGCACAAATAACCAGAGGAGATGACACTATTGTCAATTATGGAATAGACAGTGCAATTTCAGAAATGAAAGGTTATTTGGCTGCAAGTTTTGATATTGATAGTATCTTCAATCAGACAGGTACAAGCAGACATGCTTTACTGTTGAATTTCGGAATTGATATTTCAATATTTGTAATAGTATCACAGGCATTACCCGGACAGGATTTGGAAGACAGAAAAGCTCGTTACAAACGTGCAGTTGACTGGCTCAAACAAGTGCGAAGTAATGAAATAAAAAGCGATTTACCTGTTTTACCCGATACTTCCGAAACTGAAAAAACTCGCGGTGCAATTGGTGAACATACCAAAAGAACAAATTACTACTAATTACAATTAGTTACAATTAATTACATTTTACCAAAATGGCAAAAAAAACTAATAATCAAAATAAAAACATCATTATTAATAATGTTGATGTTCGACCTATTAATAGGATAAATCCAGACATACAACGCTGGAGAAATGCTCTTAAATATGCCGAAAGTGATAATAAACAACGTTATTCACTTTATGAAATTTATGAAGAAATCCTTTTGGATAGTCATTTAAATTCACTTATTGAAAAGCGAATAAATCCTATTCTTAATCTTGAAATAAAATTCTTTGACAAATCAGGAAAAGAAAATGATGAAATTAATAATTTGATTAGAAAAAAAGTTTTTGAAAAATTACTCAAAGAAATTGTACTTTCAAAATTTTACGGTTTTTCACTTCTTGAAATTGATTGGAGTTTAAAAGAAAATTATAAAAATGCAACCTATTCAATAGACCGCAGATATGTTAAGCCGGAATTCGGAATTGTAACAAAAAATTACGGCGATTTAACAGGTATTGATTTCACAGCAAATCCTTTTGTTTTATTTGCCGGAGATGATAAAGATTTGGGAATATTACTAAAAGCTACACCACTTGTTATTTTCTCTCGTTTTAACACTTCAGATTGGGCTGAATTTAACGAAATTTTCGGACGACCATATCCGCAGGGTACTTATGCTAATGACGGTACACGTGAACTACTGACCGAAGCTTTTATAAAAGCAGGTTTTGAAAGTTTTATCGTAGCTCCTGATGATGCGAAGATAGATTTACATCAAACCTCTACACAGGGAAATAATTCTTTTGCTGATTTTGATAAAAGATTTGAAGAAAAACTTTCAATTCTTATACTTGGACAAAACCTTACAACTAAAGTTCAGGGAACA